TATGAAAGTTTCGCGGAAACGTTCTTTGCGTAAAAATTTGAAATCGAGAAATAAAACAAGGAATCGAAAAATACGTAAACAATATGGCGGAAATTTAAATTCAGAACAGATACAAAGAATTCGAAATACATTAGGACCAATATTAACACCAGAAGAACTAACACGACATATAAATTTATACAATAGAGTTTCAACAAAATTTGATCCATATTTTAACGAGTATTTTGACTCAATTGATGACTTGATAAAAGATGATAATTATTTTGAATTAAGAGAAAATATGGAAGATTATAACATACCAGAAGAAGAAATAATAAGAGTAATACAAGAGTTAAAACGCAACACATTCAAAGAATATAATGATATGGCAATTCAGAGATTTAAAGAAATCACCGAAGATGAAGAGCCTGAAACAGATAGTGATATATAATTAAAACGTTTTTTGCCAATCACGTAAATATATTTCCATTGCCCCACTTTCGTCTATTCCTAGTAGACTTAAAGCATGGATAACCTCACTTGTCTCAACAAAATTTAATTTTATATCACCGATTTTATGTATTTTTGCCCTTAACTTCAAGGCCTTGACCGCGCGTTTTGTGCCGGATCCAACATATACTTTATCAATGACGATATTATGGTATCTACATATTGCGGCAACAATGTCGTAGACGACACTCATCCCTAGTCCTCTTTTTTTTTCAAAAAGACCGTAAACACTTGTCATGATTTCTTCAAAACTTTTGTTTTCGTATTCTCCTATTTTTTCTTCCAATTCGATTTCTTTTAAGAAATCCTCCAAATACTTTTTCCAGCGACAATTGTCCAATGCTTCTTGAAACAACGAAAACCCAGATACTTCCCATTTTTCTTTTATCATTGTATATTTCGCGCACCCTGTACTATGACGAAGGGTTTTTATCGTTTTCTTTTTCCAGTCCGTGCCAACTGCTTTTTCGCACATTAAATAAATATCCCCTGGATGAAGGTCTATGATAATTTGTTCACCAATCGGTTTGTCTCTATGATACCATTGAAAATGGAGAGGCAATGAAACGTCTCCCAAACGCACTCCAATTACTTTTCGTCTTTCGCTGTCTCCATGAAACCCGATGCCGCATTTTTTGACATCGTAATAATAATTTCCTTCGATTTTTAAATTCTCTGCCTTTGGTCCGAAAACATGGAATCGGTCCTTAAGCTGTTTTGTTAATGGTATTTTATCATACCCGACAATTCGCCCTTTTCCTTCTTCGTAATTGGGTTCGCGACTCTCTTCATCGTAACGTAAATTCCAGCGGGCATGTTTATTAACCACTCGACCATACATGAATGCCTTTTTGTCGTGATCGAGCGATTGGTGCTCTTCAAACATATTCGCTGGGTCTTGATCCAAGTGTTTAACCCCATTGCGAATAATTAAGACGTGGGCAGGTGATTCTGATAACGAAACTAATTCAACTGTCGCACCCAATTCTTCCATTGTTTTTTTTATTTGGACAAAATCTTCTAGATGAAAACCTTCTCCTTCGTTTGCCATTTCTCCAATCTGTTCCATGCCACCATGGTTTTCTGTCATATCTCCAAATGTTAACGTGATTACCGACATTTTTACTAGTATATTCTAATGAAAAAATCTCAATTTTAATTAAAAGGAGTTAAATAAAAATTGATTATTTTAAAAACAATTTAAAGGAGAGCACCGATAATATTAAACGATGTTTGACATTGATGACGAATGGGCTGATTTTATGGAAGGAAATGTGAAAGAACATGTTGCCGAAGTAAAAGCCGTTGGAGATATACCAGAATCATCCCCCATCTATATATCTACAAAATCAAAGATTGGGTTTTTAAATTGCCCGGTTGACATTAAGGATATTTTTTGGAAGATAGGGATCATACCTTATTGGCAACCAAGTGAAGGTATCCTTAAAAAACAAATAAAGTTTGTTTCATTGAGCCCGGAAGAATTGACCGACATAGAAGAAAGGGCGACCTCATATGAATGCGTGGATCAGCAAATTATAACACATATAGATAATCCTGACGGGAGAATCAAGTTTAAAGATATACGAAAAATGAGTATAGGGATATCGAGAAAAGACATTTTAAATTTTCATTCTAAAAAGAAGGGGGCATTTTACAATTGTTTTGTAGTTATAATGAGAATCAAGTACGAGGGAGTATTTCGAGAAATACATGTGAAAATTTTCAATACAGGGAAACTAGAAATACCCGGAATACAAGATGATAGGATTTATGACTACGTGTTAGAAAAGTTGATTCATTTACTTCGACCATTTGAAGGATTTTCAGAAGTGTCTTACAATAGCACGAGTGAAACTATATTAATAAATTCCAATTTTTCAGTGGGATATTATATAAATAGGGAATCTTTGTATAGGCTATTTAAGGATAAATATAACATAGAATGTATATACGACCCTTGTTCGTATCCAGGAATACAATGTAAATATTATTACGACAAGAATCTTATTACTTGCGAAGACGACGCAATTATTCGAGAAATCACGGGTCAAAATATAGGGAAAGATCTGATAAGTGTTTCTTTTATGGTATTTCGAACAGGGAGTGTTTTAATCGTCGGCAAATGTAGTGAAAAAATATTAAAACATATTTATTCTTATTTAAAAATCATATTTAAAGAAGAATATGCGAATATATTTCAAGATGACGCAATTATCGTAAAGGAAAAAGTTAAGAAAATACGAAAAAAAATGATTTGTGTAAATATTTGATTTACGTTAAAATATAAGAAAGATTACCTAAGTATCAATTATGACGACGCCAGATAAATCTAGAATTCCATCAGTCGCAACTCTACAACACGTAACTAAATTAGCCATTTCTGAAGATAAACCTATATTAGTTGATTACTGGGTAGCTTCTCTTGAAAAAAAAGCTTTAATTGGTATTCGCGATAATGGAGAAAAATTACTTGTAAAAAGCGCGGATGAGTATACCAGTCCTATAGCTAAATTTTACAAAAGTGAAAATGAATATATCATTGTAACCGAAAATTCAATATATATTGTGAGTTCAGAGATACCAACAAAGAAAATTTCTTAAAATCTCATTATCTACATGATTTATAATTATATAGATAATTACTATGTATAGTGAATTTCTTGAGTTGATGAATAGTTATATTACAGATATTGGTTGGAGTATCAACATTCAAAATTTATCTCCAACAATTAATTTTTTTATTAAAGATGGAGATGACCATGTTGGATTTGTTACGATGGTTTTCACCGAATCAACAGTTCCAGTAAATTCAAAAGGAATTTTTCGTAGTATAAGAACACGGCATTCAATTGAGAAAGATGTTCCTTGTATATATATACAATATATAGAAGTATCTAAATCGTACAACGGAAAAAATATAGGGACATTTTTAATTTGGTATGGTATTTTTTACATGCTTACTCAATATCCAGATACGCAAATAATTACACTTCACGATGATAGCGATAGATCCACAAATGTAAAAAATATATATAATTTTTTAGGATTTAGTTTTGTGGATGAAGTATCTCTTGACGTTGGTGAAAAGACTCTTAATATATCAAGTCCCTCTAAAATTCTCACTGTAGAAAGATTTAATAGTAATATTTTAACTACCAAAAAATATCCTGTTATAAATATCGAAAAAAATTATGAAATAAATTTAAAATTTATCGATGATTGGAAACAAATTTTTTTTTCTCGTGGAATTCAACCAAAACGAAAACCCAGCCGAAAGATCAACCGAAAAAAAACCAAGCGAAAGACCAAACTAAAATTTAGGAATATCATCTAACATTACAGCATCTATTGGACCTGTTATAAATTTTGAAAACTCTGGACGCTGTAATTGATTATGTGGGGTATGATTATGAACAGTTCTCGCAATCATTTTATATAATTTAAAATTAGGATATCTTTCTTCGCCGTTAGTTTTATATAAAACATTAATTCCTTTATCGTCTCTACACCATTCGTCTATTATTTTTGAAACACCCGTCTTTTGTCGATTTCCAATATTATCCCAAATAGAGCACGCAAGTCGACATAAATCAAAACTAAAATTCGGATCGATTCGTTTTTTTTTTGGATTAAAATATGGTTCGCAGTTATATTGAGTAGAAGCATCACCAGAAGGCCTGAAACTATTGCTACAACAAATTTGCCCATTTATTTTATATATACTTCTCCCAAAATCGATAATTTTAAATATTCTTCCAAATGTTGGTATTTTGTAATAAATTCCACGATAACAGTAAGATAAAAATTCTTTGTCTGTGTGTACATACATTACATTGTTTGTATGTAAGTCGTTATGAGTAAATGAAAATGTATCTTGAAAAACAATTAGTATTATAATAATTTGAAACAGACAAGAAAGCCATTCGTCTTCCGATTTAAAACTATTTGTTAAAATAAGAGTGTCTAGAGTATCGACGCAATGCTCTAAACATGTTATTTGTACCAAATATTTATTAAATATTACGTTTACTTCTTCCATCGTATCGCTTTCTGAACTAGACGACATGGAGCTGGAATCAGACCCAGAATCAGATCCGGAATCAGATTCAGACCCGGAATCAGATTCAGACCCGGAATCAGATTCAGACCCGGAATCGGCACGGGGTTCAGGTAAACTATTCGATGTAGAATTTATTTCAGGGATTACTTCAATAATTGAATTTTCAAAGGTTTCTAAAGTATCAATGGTTTCTAAACTATCAAAATCAATCGCTTGATCCGTATCTTCAAAAATCAAAGGTGGTGGCGAATTTTCGTCTTCTACGCGAAATAACTTATTTTTATTTTTCATGAAAAAATCAGAACCAGCATAATATTCAATATCATCTGAAATATCTAGTTTGAAGTTATCGATGATAGATAAAAACGAACCATAATAATCAATCGCATTCTCAAAATGATAAGTATTCAATAATTTACTGGATAAAAAAGAAAATAAACTATCGATGTAAGAAATATTGTTCATATCGTAGAAATCGTTGTGTCCATCATTTTCAATATTTGGTAGTTTATAGAATTCATCATCTGTTAATTTATACTTTCCAGTTAAAAACTGAGATGCTTCAATAACCGGAATAAGTTTTAGAAAACTCCTTTTTTTCATTGTACCGTTTAATTCAACATTGAAAATTTTTTCAGGAAATTCGTCTTCACTATCTTCATTATCTTCGTTATCTTCAATGTTTGTAATGAAATTATAGTTGTCCAAATTAATTTCTTGGGTTTTATCAAAATTAAAAAATTTATTGTAAATAGGGATGTAATTTTGTATTTCCTTAATATCAAGTGTTTTTAGATTTTTAAAACTTTTGAAAAGTTCCTTGTTTTTTCTTTTTTCGTATCCAACGATTTTCATTTACTGAAATATTATATTTTTATTATCGGGTTTTAAACTCATTTGTATTAAATTTTATTTAATTTAAGAGGTAACCTGTGACCAAATAAAATCATGTATATCAAAATAAAAGACGATAATAAAATGCTTCTATTTTCAGCAACATTACTTTTTTGTCCGAATCCTATCATTAAAAGATATAAAATAATTCCGATAATAACTGAATGTAACAACATAGTGAGGCCTCTTTCCATACATTTAGGAAATATAATAAATTAGTAATATAATGAAAAAGACTGGGAGGTTTATGATTTTTTTATTTATAGTATTATTATTATTATTATATCTTTCACAACATAGACGAGTAGAATCTTTTGTGATAGGACAATTGCGACAACGCTCAAAAGAAACGGATAATTCAGGAACATGTAGTCCTACAAATTGCGATAAAAATTCAATGAAAAATCTTACAAGCCAATGTTCATTTATAAGCAATTCAGATAGTTGTGGGAAATCTTATGTTAGTAGCAGCAACGGAAAAATTCCATGTAGCTGGATTAACGGAGTTTATGATCCAATAAATAAAACATGCGGTAAAAATCCAAACAGCGCAGGAGGAGTTTGTGGAACCTGTTTCTAAATTAATAATATATATATATATATATATGAGTAAAGATTATGAAAAAGATTATGAACTCGCGGATTTAAAATCGCCTGAAAATGACGAAGTAAGACAAGAATTGACACATGAATCCAATGAATTGTCTCATAGTGATTATGTAAAATATTTGATAGATACACAAGGAAGGGCGATGGTACCCAAAAAATTTCATGGTAAAAAATACAAAAAAAAAAAATTAAAGGATAGATATACTGGGCCTTATAAATGGATGTATAGACAATTTAATCATTCGCAAGACAAAGATAAAAATTTTGATTTCTGGAAAGAAAACCTTCCAGCAGGATATCGTGATATGAAAAGCGACGACTTTTATGAATTAGTTGAAAAAGTTAAAAATGAAGAAGATCGTGGAATTGTAGAAAACTTCAGGGATTTGAAAGCTGTCAATGACTTTATTGAAACTTTAGAAGCTTACTCTCCTTCAGCAAGAGGAGGTAAATCACGAAAAATCACAAAACGTGGACGCAAACACAGGCGCACAAAACGCAATACGTTTTTAAATTAAATTCTAAATATTCAAAGAATATATGACATTGGAGTTAAAAAAATTCGATATGAAAGCAATTAGTTTCAAACCGAATGAAAGTAAGGGTCCCGTTGTTGTTTTAATAGGAAGGCGTGATACCGGCAAATCTTTTTTGGTAAAAGATTTGCTTTATTATCACCAGGATATCCCTATTGGTTCAGTTGTCGCTGGAACGGAAGAAGGAAATGGGTTTTACGGAAAAATGGTTCCCAAACTCTTTATACACAACGAATACAATACTGCGATCATTGAAAATATTCTAAAAAGGCAGAGAAGCGTTCTTAAACAAATTAAAAAAGAAATGGAGGCTTACAAAAAATCTACAATTGACCCTCGCACGTTTGTTATTCTTGATGATTGTCTCTATGACGCCACATGGACACGCGATAAAATGATGCGTCTACTTTTTATGAACGGGCGTCATTACAAAGTCATGCTTATTATTACTATGCAATATCCATTGGGCGTCCCACCCACATTAAGAACAAATATTGATTATGTATTTATTTTGAGAGAACCTTATATTGCGAACCGTAAAAGGATTTATGAAAATTATGCGGGAATGTTTCCTACGTTTGAAAGTTTTTGTCAAATCATGGATCAGTGTACAGAAAATTATGAATGTTTAGTAATAAATAATAATGTAAAATCAAACAAATTAACAGATCAAGTTTTTTGGTACAAGGCTGAGAATCACAATGATTTTAAATTGGGTTCGAAAGAATTCTGGGAAATTTCTAAGAATATTCGATCAGACGACGAAGAAGAAAAGTATGATCCAAACAACGTGAAGAAACGAGGACAGGGGCAAAAAATAAATGTGAAAAAATCTAAATGGTAAATATATGTCATATAAATTAACTTTCAAAGAAATTAACGGAAAATATTATTACATGATTAAGGTCCCAACTCCCGGCGACAATTATTTTGAAGACGTCATTGAACACCCAATGATTAGAATCATGGACTTTCTTGAAAATATTTCAGATTCATATACAGAAATTTGTGTGAATAGAGCAAGATCTACAAAAGATTATGATAAATATAAAAATTATCTAAACCGTCGAAAAAGTTCAATGTTACATATAGCAGAGGAAGAATTTATTTCTACTTCAGCGCACCCTACAACTTGTAGTTATAAAGCATTTATAGTTTCATTTTTATATTTATACTTGACCCAACATAATATACCATATTGGGTTTTTTTTAATAGACGCAAAAAATTTTTAAAGGATATTTCCGAATTCGCAAATAATTTCAACCTTTTAATGAATTTTAAAAATATTCACCCGGAAAAATTTCCCGAAGAAGTACCAGATACTTCATGTATTGGTTATATGTTAGAGTATACCAATGGCGAAGTATGCGCCTTTCAACACGCATTTATTATGATCGCTGAAGGAGATTATTTTATAATATATGATGCTTGGGCTGGATCAAGAACAAAATATTTGCGCGCAATGGAAAAGTCGCAAGTAAAAGAAATATTATCTGATCTCAATTTATCGTCTTATGAAAAACCTGAACGAGTCGATTTAATAAATTATTTTTTTAATGAATGTATTCCTTACTCTGATTATTTTATTTGTAATGGTGTTTTACATTTTCATTATATTGAATTAGAAAGCAAAGAGTTTAAAGAAACCTTTGAAAAATCACAAGTAGAAATAATGTTTGGTGGGAAAAAATCCCGGGTTCGCAAACATTTCATAATTCCCCGTATCAAAAAAACTAAATCTAAATGGTAATTATGGAAGGCGAAGAGACAGAGATAGGTGGCGTAAAATATGAAATGTTTACACTGGACCCTTCGTGTTTCGGCGACTGTTTTTTCTCCGGAGAAACAGATTTTACAATTAACAGAATGCGAGAACTCGAGTATATTTCTGATACATATACACGTGATTGTATAAAGGTGGCAGAAAAAACAGAATGTTATAGAAATTGGAGCAACTATAATGAATTATATAAATCAAATCATGGGTTTACTTTTACGATTAAAGAACCAGACCCCCAAATTTGTCTTGGGGCGATAGGTCATCAAGTATGTAGTTATAAAGCAATCATAGTTGCATTCATTTACATGTATTTCAAAGAAAATAGTATACATTGGAAATCTTGGGGAAAATCTTGGACATTATTTCTAAATCCTAAATCATTGTCAATTTATGCGAATAACTTATATTATCTCTTAAGATATATTTCCATATATCCACAACTTGAAACATTGCCAACAAGCCCAGAAGGATCGTGTATCGGTTATGTTGTGAGTAAAGATAGATTTTATCATGCGTTTTTAATGATATTGGAGGGAGATTATTTTGTGATATATGATGCGTGGTCGGGTGTAAGAAGTAAATGGATTAGGGCGCTAGAAAAAGACCAAGCAATAGAAATATTAGATAAATTTAATGACAAAAAAAATGGCATTGAACTAAGGAGAAATTTATTTGTGTATTTTTTCGCACCGAAAAACACAAGTAATTTTAGTTCCGATTGGTATATTGTTTATATCCCTTTGGAAAGCGAACTATTTAGAGACGCGTTTGAAAGATCTAACGGGGAGATGTTATTTAGTGGAGGTAAATCCCGCAGAAAACGTATTTCCAAAAGGTCCAAAAATAAATTGAAAATAAATCACAAGTACAATGTCAGCAAAAGATGTCGGTAAACCGTAAAAGCTGTCAGGACGAAACGTATGAATCAATCGCAAGAGTGGCTTGGCAGAACGCAAACGGTCTAACTTCATTTCATAAAAAGGTAGTTGGCGCATGTGATCCATATTCAAAACTCTTTAATAAAGAGTTTAGAGAAATATACTGGAAAATAGGGCGCGAAGAATTTCCAGAAAAGGTTCTCAGGATACAAGAAATACGGGATACTTAATGTGGCCTTCTCATGATACAATTTTCGGATAAGACGAAATCTTACACGAAATCCAAATTAATCGAATTAAAAACCCGCATTATCCGTAAAAACAAGAGTTTCTTTGTTTCCCAGAACACATGACCCCACCCCACGAAACCCTAAACGTTTACTCATGAATTCACAAACATAACAAGATAAAAAAATAATACATGATTCTGTAAATACTTCTTTTACCCGACCCTTTAACTTTTCTTTCGACAAGTTACCAGTAGATAATCTTAAAACAAAGTAGATACAAGAAAGACACGAGGCGTATATCAAAATATCTTTCATTAAATTATCTTTTTTCATTAAAAAAATAATTCTAACGTATTTCATAAACAATTTTATTTAAAAAAATTGTATCATTTGTGGAAATATTTTCAACATCGTTTATTGAAAAAGCGTAATCTACTTGAGTTGACATTTCAGAGTTTTCAACATACTCTCCTGTAAAATTCATATAATTTTTAATGGTATAGTCACGAATCGTTTTGGCTCGATTTCTATTATATTTAACTTGTTTATTTTTCATCCCGCGCACATAATCCATCCGAACATGAAAAATACCATTTTCAATATGTATCCAATATTTTGGTTTTAATTCTTTTATTTTCGCAAAGATAACTTCCATTGCGTCCCCCCCAAAGTGGAAATTCATCCATTTATATTTTTTTCGCAATATTCCTTTATCCTTTGTATCAAAATCAACACAGAACCAATAATCTACTTTTTCTACATCTGTCCAAGTATTTAATACAGAATGAATAGTATCTTTAAAGGATTCTATGCCACCAGTGTTCGAAAAAGATAAAAACACAGTTGGCGTATCACTTATATTAGAACGAATATTTTCTACAACATTGTTATTCAACTTTGTAAGTTCTGGTCTTACTTTATCAAATAAAAGATACCAAACATCGAAAATATCTGTCTCTTTTTCATTCTTTCTGGTTTCTATATATTCATTACATTTGTAAAATAGTGGCAAACAATCCGAATGAATATATTCTTTATAATGCCGTAAATTTAAAAGCGAATCACGTACGTGTTTATCCGCAAGAATAAGTTTTTTACACGATTCTGCCCCACTTTCTTTATCGTCTGTATAAAATGCGCTTATGCTGTTGTTGTAATCTAACATTAAATTCGTATAAATATCATTATATAAAAATAATTTTCCTTCCTTTGCCTCATAATTTTTATATTTATTATACAGTAAATTTACCAAAAGATGATTGTTTGATTTCCGATAGTAATCCATTGCCATTGATATTCCTTCTACTCGTTCCCTATCATAATCGATTGATTTCAAGAAATAAAACACCCCTTCTTCATTTCGTTTCAATGAAAATAATAAAATTCCTAACTGAATACACGAAAAATACTTTTCCTGATGCCAATTATTTAATTCCAATACTTTTTTATACCATTCTATGCTATCCGGAACATGTTTTTTTGTATCACGAAAACTTTGAGCACAGTAAAACGCATATCTGGCTGCCAAATTTTTATCCCCATTTGATTCTTTAAAATAACCTTTCATTAAAATCATGGCATCATCATAATATTTATTTACATTTTTATTACGATCGCCACCAGTTCTTCCTGAAATGACATGATAATTACCTTTTATTGTTTCTGATGTTTGATTACCTGGTTTTATGAGATCTAAGTATTCGTGTAAAACACCAACAAATTTCCATTTTCTCCGATTATTGATTAAAAGAGGGCGAACATATTTTACATGAGGACCAAAGGTGAACATATATTTATCCATTGTCAATTTGGGGAGCTGGAGATTTCCTTCGATCTTGTCATCTGCGTCGAAAATCAAAAGATAATCAGTTTTATTAAATGCTTCATTCAACGCAACACTACGATTATGACCAAAATCTTCCCATTTGTCTTCAAATAATTCTCCCTTTATATTTTTCTTTTCAAAAAATTCAACAATTAATTCTTTCGTCTTATCGGTTGACCCGGTATCCGATATTACCCAATAACTAAACTTAAAATATTTACACAAGTTTGTCAGCGTGGGAATAATATTCTCAGCCTCATTCTTGACGATCATATTCAAGCATATCGACATAATTATTTTAAGAATGATTTTTTAAATACTTTTTAAATTTAAAAAGTTCTTCGTTAAAATAAAAAAAATATTTACACATTTGAATAATTTTTTTTAGTTTAGGTTTTTCCAAATTTAAAATTCGAGACTCTTCTTGAAAAGAAAATTCGCATTCTAGATTTAAATTTCTGAGTTCTTCTTGTAATTTTTCAATAAGATTTTTATTTTCATGTTTTTTTTTAAAAAACTCTTCCATCTGGTCTATTGGTAAATTTATTGGACTTTCAGTGAAAGAAATGGGCGAACATATAAATTTTTCATTTTCAATGGATTCTATATGTGTT